GGTTCGAGTTGTAACCACCACTGAGTGGTGGGTTATCATACTCGAGCAGCCTCTTGGACATATCCTTAAAGGATTCCTTGAGGCTCACCCTTCTGCGTCCGCAGGATTACGAAGGGCTGACCAAGCTTGGGAGTATCTCAAGCTGCTCAGAAGAGCAAAGGATTTCCCTAAGGGATCCCTTTGCCTTACGTCCGACCTCAAAGAGGCAACGGACCGTATTCCCTCGAAGGTTGCAGACTGCTTGCTTCGAGGGTATTGCGAGGGCCTCCAATATGGAGGCTATCTAGCAAGTTTATCCATTCAACTACTATGTAGTGAAAGGATAATCTTCTTAGGTGAAGCAGATTGCTTCATCAAAAGAAGAGGTATCTTGATGGGAGAACCTCTCACCAAGGTAACTCTCGCACTCTATAATTTAGTTTGCGAGGAAATCGCAATTAGGAAGTTCCTAAAAGTTGATTTCGAAGCACCTATACAGGTTCCCTGGAGGTGCTTCGCCGTAGGCGGTGATGATCACATAGCCTACGGTCCTTATGAGTATCTTGTTAATATAACAGATACCCATAAATCACTAGGATCAAAGATTTCTAGTGATAAACACGGTATCTCAAGCATTGCTGTGAGGTACTGTGAACGCTTCTTGATTGTTAGAAACTTTCAAGAAGAGTTCGACCCTCGTAGTAGTACTACGACGGCCGAAAGCCATCCCTTTGTAGATTCTATAAAGGTCCGGCTTCTATCTCCGTGCTCAAAGAGCATTGAGGTAGTTTCCGACCGCAATATTGCGATAGGAAAAGCCATACAGCTTGGCAATGCCTTGCGTTGGCTTCAACCACCTCCAGACAGACTCTGGCTGAAGATGGTTCGACAGAGGTTTTATCGCAAAATGCGATGGTACCTTCCAAAGGAAGGTACTAGCCTCTGGTACCAGTCCCTTTTACCAACTTCGTTGGGGGGACTGGGACTTTGGATGGAAGAGGATCTTCCCCTTCTACCTAAAGAATTACCTGGACCAACGGTTCAGGTAATTCACTCACTTCTTCAGAATGAGGATGTGAGTGTTGAGTTACGGTTACTTAAAAAGTATAACCAGAACTCAAATATTCGAGGATATGACCTACAAGGCTATGTCCTCGAATATATTGAACTAAGCTTACAGAGCTTTGTTCAATCTGCTTTGGCACGTGACGTGCTAAAGCAGAATCCAGGCATTGACTTAGCCAATGTTATGGATTTACCATCAAAGTTCAGAGAACTCGGGTGGTATACCGTGGATGACACAGTAAAACTGGCCAGCCGCGGATACATCTTCGGACAGATTCTGTCAGGAGATGTTTCCCCGATTCGGTATAATACCGAACCGTGGAAGATTCGATACCATAAATTATGGGACCGAATCTATCGTGGAGATCCAAGGGTATCCCCTGACTTCACGATTACCCCTAAGGACCTTGAAAAGGTCTTTAGAGGTACCACACCCAATAAATACTATTTTTTGGGTGAGGAGATCGTAGATCAAGATGACCCACGATCTGATGCTCCACTAACCGTCAAAGACGAGCTATTGCAGCATCTACCAAACCTTCGAATATCGAGGGATTTGGTAGGCAACATCTACTAAGTAGGTGTTGTCAATAGGCTTTGGTGTTTATTAGTAATAACCCTAAGGTCTACTAGCACCGCTACCTATTGGGGGCATGACCGTTTCGGTCAAT